GTGTTGCCCCAACAGCCGCCGATGATGCTCAAGTCGGAATTGGCACTACCAGTATTACAATCGATACCGGTTCGGTTTGTCGCAGTCTTGATTTTACCGGTTTTGCCGGCACAGTCTCACACACAGCAGGTGTAACCCTCACAATTGGTGACGCAACAGCCGGGCTTGCCGGCGTGGCCTTAAAGATGGCCTCCGGCATGACCTACAACCTTGGAGATGCTGCAACATCAGCAGTATCGTTTGTCTCAACTGCAACAGAACAGCAAAGCATAACCACTGCCACAAAGACATTCGGTAACATTACTTTTAACGGAGCGGCCGGCAAGTGGGCTTTCATTGACTCTCTTACCACCGGAGCAGGAGCCACCGTCACATTGACTGCCGGCACACTCCAAATGGACGGCGCATCTGACAATTCTAATCTATCTCACTCCATCGGACTATTTGCGTCATCAAACGCAAACGCCAGGACACTGAAGCTTGGCAATAGTACACTCACACTGAAAGGGGTTGGAACGATATTCACATTTGCTACACAAACCCTGCTTTCCTTTGACAAAGGCACGTCCCAGATCGTTATCTCAGATGTGTCTGCCTCATCAAAGACATTCGCCGGTGGCGCTCAAACATTCAACACAATTAATATTACCGGCGGTGGAAGTGGACCTGTAATTTTCACAGGGGCCAATACATTCTTAACCCTCCCAAAAATATTCGGCGGAACTAAGACGCTGACATTCCCTGCCGGTGTGACTACGACATTAACCGGCACCGGAGGTGATAACTTTGGAAATGGAAATAATCTAATCACAATAAATTCCTCATCTGCCGGCAGTGCCGCAACTCTATCAAAATCAGTTGGTATGGTTGAATGTGGATTCCTTTCTCTTCAGGATTCAGCCGCCACCGGGACGTTTTATGCCGGAGGAAATTCAATCAATGTTTCCGGTAACTCCGGATGGAAATTCTCAAATGTAGATATTGGAAACTCTCGCAGTGCTGTAAACCGTGGAACTATTGCTTGGCTGGATGCACTTGATGGGAAAGATGGAAAGTTCACAGATCGACTCACAAAAGTATCTTATACGCCATCCAATATGACCCGTGGTGCAAACACGAAATCAGGCACTGCGATGGTTTTTAACGGTTCCAACTCGAAGATTACACTTGGAAGTCTTGGAAGTATTTATGCACTCTCTTTTTGGGTGAATACGGACACAACCACAGAAGAATGGATTGATCTAAATGGAACTCAGGCGGTTCAGATTACGTCCGGTACTATCGCCGCAACATCTTGGACCTCACCGACTGTTTATGTGAATGGCGTTCTAGGAGCAACTCTTGGCGCCGGAAGTTGGGCTTATGTAGCCGTCACATCGGCTGTCGCAGTAACGTGTTCAGCGGCCGCTCTGGGGGCAATTGGGGCCGGGTTTGGAGCTTTCTCAATGACCGGAGTCAGACTATTTGACCGCCAGCTTACTGCAAATGAAGTTGGGAAACTTTACAACATGGATAGAAACTAATGCAAAACGATACGTTCAAGAGAATTCAAGTCCGTGCGATGGCGCTTGTGCAAAACACATCTACCTCCACAACAAACGCCAACGACCTCCTCCCCAAGGTCAAAGACTGGTGCCGTACCCGCTATGACAGAATCCTAAGGAGCTTCCCCTGGGATGAGCTGAATAGAAGCTATAGCCTATCCATTCTCTCAGGCATCAGAGATTACGCTCTCCGATATGACCTTGAACAGATAATCAAGATCTGGGATCAAACTCACGGGCAGGAGATCACAGCACTTGATATCCGCGACCATATCCGCTTCAACGCCGTCACCCTTGAAGTCTTAGGGAACGTCCAGACCGGGAATCCCGATAACTACATTGATATTGGCTCTAAGTCCTGTTCTGCTTTAATGTCCATTGCCGATAAAGTCCAGGTTCTATCCACCTCCGCTTCTGACATCAGTCCTATGGTTATCAGAATCACAGGTGAGGTAAACGGCATGCCTTTATCTGAATCAAAGACCTTGACCGGAGTCACAGCAGTCGACTCAACCAACACCTATGACGCGGGTTCAGAGCTAGTCATCACATCCGGCACATCAAGCGGTATCTTAATGAATCTAGCAGGAATTGTTACCGTCAGAGAAAAAACAACATCTGCAAATATTATCTCTAGGCTCTCCCCTACCGAGAGAGCGCCATACTTTAAGTGGATAAGGCTATCCACCACCCCTTCTTCTAACTGCACAGCCCAAGTTTGGTACAAGAAGCGCTGGCTGGCCTTAACCGATGACAATGACGCTCCCATCATCCCTTGTGCGAATGAAATTATTGAAGGTGTTGTCTCAGACGCTCTTTGGGAAGACGGACAGGAAAACTCCGCCATTGCCCAGGAGAAGAAGTTTACACAAAGTGTGACTGAGCTTTGGTACTCAAGACGCTCCAGAAACTTAATCACACAGATTGTCCCAGACGACGGAGATCCTAAAGCATATTCCCAGAGAAACCTTTATGACTTAGGGAGTAGCTACTAATGCCTATTCTCTCCTCCAAACGCATCAAGGAACGCTGCACTGACTTCTCAGGAGGCCAGAACTCAGGCGTTGAACCCGCCTCTGTCAAAGAAAACCAAGCCGAGCTACTAGAGAACTGCATCATTACCAGCCGAGGAAAAGTCACCCAGCGGGGAGGCCTCACACTCCTTGGCACTTCAAACGGAACCTCTAACAAAATCTTAGGCCTCCATCACTTCTCTGCTGGCTCAACCCTTGACACAGTCTTAAGAGCCCGCCTGACAAAGATCCAACGTTTAAACCCTGGCTTTACCGATTGGACCGACATTACCGGCCTTACAACCTTAACAACAGGTCTCACCACAAACTTTGTCCAGGCCCTGGACCGCACATTCATCTTAAACGGCACAGATAATGTGAATGTGCGGTCCAGGTCCTTCGCCGTGACAGACGAAGCCAATACGAATACGAGCTTTCCTCGCACTTTATTTGCTGAATGGGCCGCCAATAACCGGATGTTTGCGGCGGGAAGCCTCACTCAATCTCTAAGGGATTATGTTTACTTCTCCAACACTTTAGCCCCCCAGACCTGGGACAGGACCCTAAACCTCTTTAAAGTCCGCTCCGGTAACGGAGGCAAAGTCACCTGGCTTAAGATGTTTAAGAACTCAGAGCTCATTATCTATAAGAACGACTCAATCTTTGTTCTCAATATGACCGGCGCTACACCCTTAACCGATTGGATAGTCCAGCCTCTTGCAACCTCAATCGGCTGCACTGCCGGGCGCACGGTAGCCGACATTGGAAATGACCAGATATTCTTAGCCAACGACAACAGTGTCAGGCTCCTCTCCCGCACGACCTTTGATAAGATCAGCCTTGGTGTCATATCTGAGCCCATCCAAGACATTATGGATGATATCAATCAGGACGCCATTCAAGAGTCGGTGGGCTGGTTTGAGAACGGTCTATATATCCTGGGTGTTCCTGTAGGGACATCTACCATCCCTAACCGGTTTGTGATCTGGGATTCTGTCGCAGCCGAAAGAAACGGTGACCCCAGCTCCGCTTGGACCTCGATACCTATTAACACCTGGAATCTCTCCTCGTTTACATCTTTCGGGTTCGGGGACAATACGAGAACTATTGTGGGAGGCTCATCCTTAGCCGATTCTCTTTGCTATAAAATCCTATTCGGCGAGACAGACAACGGAACCACAATCGTTCAAACAATCATCTCCCGCCAACATGACTTCAAGGATCAATTCTTTGAAAAGGTCTTTGACCCGGTCGAGATGGTGGCTGAGACTGGCTCAGACGCCACCTACAACTATTCAATCGATATAGATCGTCAGGGCTTCTCAAGCTTTGGGACTTCTGTCTTATCGGGAGCCTTGCAAACCCCGTTTACGACCCCCGCCACAACAGGCGGGAACCAAATCAGAGCCTCCAACTTTAGGACGAAGTTTAAAGGCCGCGGGAAAACGGTAAGGGTGAAGATCGAGAACACAATCTCATCCACTGTCCCGGCTTTCCTTGAATATACAATTCATGCCCGGCCATACGAAGGGAGGATTTAGGTGCCTTTATCCAGCCTTTCTTTATCAGTCTTAGATGCCCAGGTCGATCTTATCCAGCGTGATGTGACTTCTTTCGATAATAAGGTCGCGGTCATCCAATCACAGGTGGACGTCTTAAATAAGCAGTTAAGCGACTTAAAGCGGCAGAGAACAACCCTCATTTCAAATCTTAACCAGCTTCAATCCGATATCACCCAGGAGACTCCTTAAAATGGCTATTGTAGTCCTACCCTCTTATGGCGCTGACCCCCAGACAGTAAACGCAGCCAATCTAAACGGAAAGGTCGATCCACTTTGTACGGACTATAACGGAAATATCGAGAACGTGAATATCTCAGCCTCTGCCGGCATTGTCTACTCAAAGCTCGCCCTAACAAACGGAATAGTGAACGCGGATATTAACTCATCTGCCGCAATCGTAGATACGAAGCTTGCAACGATTTCAACGGCCGCAAAGGTCAATGTGTCTGCCTTAACAGGAACTGGTATCCCACTAGCCAGTTACATCACGACGCTTACCGGCGTCATAAACCTCATCATAGATGGTGGCGGGTCTGCGATCACAACCGGCGTGAAGCTAGATGTGTACCTTCCTATAGGCTTAACCATCACAGAATCCACCCTGCTTGCAGACCAGTCAGGCTCCATTGTGCTTGATCTTTGGGTGGATACGTACAGTGCATATCCTCCAACCGTTGCCGATACCATCACAGCCTCTGCCAAGCCCACACTCTCATCCGCAACCAAAGCACAGGACGCCACCTTAACCGGCTGGACAGCCGCCATTGCCGCAGGGAAGTCTCTGAGGGTGAATGTTGATTCTGCATCTACTGTAACTAGAGTCGTACTGGCTCTCAAATATATCAGGACAACCTAATGCCATCGAGCGGGAACGACGCCAACACCAAACTCCTCCTTCATTGCGACGGTACAAATGGCTCAACAAGCTTTCCTGATGTATCTAGTAATGCTAAGACAGTAGCAGTTAATGGAAATGCTCAAGTCAGCACAGCACAGCAGAAGTTTGGTACTGGAGCTTATTTAGGAGACGGTGGGTCTGACTGGCTTACAGTAACAAACTCTACAGACTTC